CAGAGTCAAGTGCCGAGGGTGGTCGCTGGCGAACGCTGCCGTATCAGAAGGGAATGATGGATGCGATCACTGACCCGAAGATTGAGCAGGTGACGGTGATGAAGTCAGCTCGGGTGGGGTACTCAAAAATTTTGAACCATGTGATTGGGTATCACATCCACCAGGATCCAGCGCCAATCATGCTGGTGCAGCCAACGATTGAAGACGCGCAGGGTTACTCAAAGGAAGAGATTGCGCCGATGTTGCGTGACACACCTGTGCTGAAGGGGTTGGTCAGTGAGGCAAAAGCAAAGGATGGCGCTAATACGATTTTGCAAAAGCAGTTTCCAGGCGGGACGCTGAGCTTGGTGGGAGCCAACTCACCGCGTGGGTTTAGGCGTGTGAGCAGGCGGATTGTGTTGTTCGATGAGGTCGATGGTTACCCGCCTTCAGCCGGCTCCGAGGGTGATCAGATCAAGCTGGGCATCAGGCGCACGGAGTACTACTGGAACAGAAAGATTGTTTCTGGCTCTACTCCGACTGTTAAGGACTTCAGTCGGATCGAGAAGATGTATGAGCAGTCAGATCAGCGTCGCTACTACGTACCGTGCCCAAAATGCGGACATATGCAGTATTTACGTTGGCCACAGATTAAGTGGTCTGACGATGATCCGTCCACAGCATCTTATGAGTGTGAGAAATGCGCTGAATTGATTCCGCATTCAAAGAAGAGGTGGATGGTTGAGCGAGGTGAATGGAGGGCAACAAAGCCTGGGAATGGGAGACACGTTGGATTTCACATTTGGGCTGCTTACAGCTATTCACCAAACGCAGCATGGTCAAACCTGGTTGAGGAGTTCTTAGAGGCCAAGCATGATGCAGAACAGCTCAAGACATGGGTAAACACAATTGTTGGCGAGGTATGGGAAGACGAGTACGCAAGCAAGATGAGCGGCGAATCATTGATGCAACGTGCTGCTGAAGAAAAGTACAAGCAAGAATGCCCACCAGCTGAAGTGTTGTTACTCACCTGCGGAACCGACTGCCAAGATGACAGATTAAGTTTGTCGGTGTGGGGATGGGCCAGAGATGAAGAGGCTTATTTGGTTGATCGAGTGGTTCTTCATGGATCACCGTCCCGCCCGGAAGTATGGAAGCAGTTAGATGAAGTGCTCCAGAACCCGTACGAGACAGAGGATGGCCGGAAGCTGAATATTGAGGTTTGCTGCATTGATTCTGGTGGTCACCACACCCAAGAGGTGTATGGGTATGCACGAGAGCGTGCAGCTATGGGCGTAATTGCAATTAAGGGTATGGGCCAGAAAGGAAAGCCACCTTTAGGAAAGCCCACCAAGGTTGATATTAATTTCAAGGGTCGAGCAATGAAAAATGGTGCTCAATTATTTTCTGTCGGCGTTGATGGGGTGAAGTCGTTACTGTTCGGACGGCTCAAGCACAATGATCCTGGCCCTGGCTACCTGCACTTTTACCCAACTGTTGGTCCTGACTACTTTCAAGAGCTAACAGCCGAGCGTCAGGTGCTCAGATATCGAAATGGTTTCCCTGAACGAGTGTGGGTAAAGAAGAGTCAGAGTCCAAACGAGGCGTTGGATGAAATGGTCTATGCATATGCTGCATTGCACCGGATGTACCAGAAGTATGACCGCCGCAGCATCTGGGATCAGTTTGAGCGGCGCAATGAGCCTAATAAGCCGTCTCAGCTAGGATCAAAGCAACAAAAACGGCCTAAAAGCCGTAATTTCGTCTCAAGCTGGTAGCTCTTGTGAACATCCCAAGCGAGATTCGGGCTGGTGACACGGTCAAGTGGAAAGATAATTCCACGACGGAAGTCTTCGGCGGCGAGCTGAAGGAATTTAAAAGTGACGAGTGGACACTTAAGTACTACCTGAGGTTTAACAAGGGAAACGAGGCTCATACGTCGACAGGGAGCGTATCTGGTACTGGTTGGGAGTTCACTATTTCTGCTAGTGAGACAACTGGTTTTGATTCTGGTACTTGGTATTGGCAGGCAGTCGCCACTAAAGCGTCAGAAGCTTTGACGCTGGGGTACGGAAGCTTAGTTGTTGAAGATAGCCTTGTTTACACCAGCGGCCCTGCTGCTTACGACGGTCGCACCCAAGCGAAACAAGATCTCGAAGCGATACAGCTTGCTATTCGCACTCTTGTAAAAGGAGGTGCTGTACAGGAATACAAGATTGGTAATCGCAACTTGAAGCGATATGACCTGGCTGATTTGATTCAGCTTGAGGCTCGATACAAGGCAGAAGTAAAGCGCGAAGAACAAGCTGAGCTAATGGCTAATGGCCTGGGCAACCCCCGCAACATGTTCGTGAGGTTTAACTGATCATGGGTATTCGTACAAGCGTGATGAACTTTTTGGGCTTTGGCAAGCCTAATCCGCGTTCATTGAGGCGTGGTTACGCCGGGGCGATGGTGTCGCGGCTGACATCTGACTGGATGTCAACGCAGGCAAGTGCTGATGCTGAGATTAAGGGCAATTTGCGTCGTTTGCGGGATCGTTCCCGTGAAATGGTGCGGAACAATCCGTATGCAAGGCAAGCAAAGCGGACGACTCAAATCAATGTGATTGGTACTGGCATCAAGCTGCAATCACAGGTTTTGCAGCTGCGTGGAAGCAAGCGCGATAACAAAATCAATACTGAGATTGAAGCCAAATGGTCTTACTGGACAAGGCCAAATGCTTGCGATTGCTCTGGGCGTTATAGCTTTCACGATTTTGAGTGGCTCGCTACTGGGGCAATGTGCGAGTCAGGGGAAGCAATGTTCCGAATCATCCGTAGACCTTTTGGCGAATCAAAGGTGCCTTTGGGGCTGCAGATGCTCGAGAGCGACTTGCTTGACGAGTCTTACCAAGGCGAGACTAGGGCTAAGGACAACGAGTGGCGCAACGGCGTTGAAGTCAACGAATGGGGCCGCCCTGTTCGTTATGCAATTTTGACTCGTCACCCTGGAGATGCATTTTTCCAAGGAAGCAACCCTCAGACTAGGAAGCATGTATTACTGCCAGCAGATGACGTAATTCATCTGTTCATGCCCGAAAGGCCAGGGCAGAACAGGGGTGTGCCCTGGTTCCATAGTGTGATGGCTGATGCGCATCAGCTGCAGGGTTACGAAGAAGCTGCAGTAATTCGTGCTCGTGCAGGCGCGAGCATTATGGGTTTTATTACAAATAACGAGGGAGAACTGATCGGTGACGAAGTCGAAAATAACCAGCGCATCAGTGAATTTGAGCCTGGCACTTTCAAGTACCTTTCGCCCGGGGAGTCTGTATCAGTCCCCGACATTGACTCGCCAGATCAACAGTTTGAAATGTTCGTCAAAAACAAGGTGCGACGATTCGCATCTGGTTTTGGATGTTCATACGAAACATTGAGTCGTGATTTTAGTGACACTAATTACAGCAGCTCAAGGCTGTCGCTTCTCGAGGATCGTGAGCATTGGAGGGTGGTTCAAAAGTATTTGATTGATAATTTCCACATGCGGGTCTATCGCGAGTGGCTGAATCTTGCAGTGCTTAGTGGCTATTGCGATTTTCCTGACTACGAGCTGCGTCCTGAGCGTTATCTCTCGCCGCGTTGGATGCCTCGTGGCTGGAGCTGGGTTGATCCACTGAAGGAAGTAAAAGCCTTCCGTGAGGCTGAACAGGCTGGGTATATGAGCAAATCTGACGTTATTTCGTCTTATTCCGGCGGTGATTATGACGATACGATCAGTGCGATAGCAAGAGAGCAGCAATTTGCTGCGAATGCTGGAGTCAAGTTGGATAAGGACTTGGACTTGACTGACGAAGATATGCAGCTGTCCTTGCTTGAATCAGAGGAAACACAGCCCACACGCCAGAGGAGTAATGGCAAACGTAAACGGAGTTGAGATTGACCTTATACCTAATGAGGGCATGAGGACCGAGGCTCAGCGATACAGGGATTGGAAGTCTGAAGGAGAAGGTGGCGGCACTGATGTTGCTCGGACCCGCGCCAGTCAAATTTTGAGTGGTAATGAGCTAAGTGCAGACACGGTTGTGACGATGTCGGCCTGGTTCGCGAGACATCTTGTAGATAAACAAGGCAAAGGATTCAGCCCTGGTGAAGAGGGTTATCCCAGTAACGGACGGGTTGCATGGGCTGCATGGGGTGGTGATGCCGGTAAGTCTTGGTCAGACGCTCGATCAAAGCGAATCAAGAAAGCTCGAGAGGGTAGACAACTTATTAGCAATAATGGGGAAGAACTCTTGGACCCTATGGAGCAGGAACAGGAAAGAGCGGCACCTGACGCTCTAAAAACAGGAGACTTTGTCTCTTGGAATTCATCAGGTGGTCGTGCGGAAGGCCGCATTGATCGAATTGAAAGAGATGGAACAATCGATGTTCCCGACTCATCTTTCACGATCACCGGCACCGAGGATGATCCTGCTGCTTTGATCACTCTTTACCGTGACAAGGAAGCTACTGACCGGAAGGTTGGGCACAAGTTCAGCACGTTGACCAAGATCGCGGCTATTCGGGCTGAAGAGCCGGAAGCTAAGCGCTCAGTGGTTGGTGAGCGGATGCAGCGAACTGAGGCAACAGAGATTCGCACAATTGACGAGCGAACCTTTGAGTTTCCTTTCAGTTCCGAATACCCGGTATCACGGTATTTCGGGTCTGAGGTGCTGAGTCACGACAGCAAGGCACCTAATTTCATGCGTCTTAATGACGGTGCTCCCTTCCTGTTCAACCACAACCCAGACAAAGTCTTGGGTGTTGTTGAGCGTGCCTACTTGGATGAAGAGAAAAAGCGGGCTTATGCAAAAATCCGCTTTTCACGCTCTGAATTTGCCAAACAGTATCTAGATGACGTTAAAGACGGCATCTTGCGCGGTATTTCGTTTGGTTATTCCATCGACGAAGTAGAGCAAAGAGAAGAAGGAGTTCTTGCCACTAGCTGGACTCCGCACGAACTAAGTCTCGTGTCAATTCCGGCTGATCCCACGATTGGGATTGGACGTTCACTTCTACCAAAGGAAGCAGCTATGCCTGAATCTTCTCAACCTGAAGACACTATTATTGCAAGCGAAGCTCCTGTTGAAGAACAGGAAACTCGCTCAGCGGTCACGACCGCATCTACACCCACTCCTGTTATGGAAGATCAAG